ATAGTTTTTGAATAGTTTGGTCTATAAATGTTGTATTCTAAGTTTTTAAACAATATAGACTTTTGACCGGCTCCGGTGTTTTCCAAAAACAACACCGAACCTGTCTTAGGTGAACCAAAAAGTCTACCGAAGAATCTCCCGATTCCCGATGCCAAGTTAGCCCCCGCATAAGCACCAAACAATTGCTGTGTGGTTCCCTGATTTTGGGGGTTAATACTTGTGTCAAAATAACTTCCTGGTATTGTAGATAGTGGAACATAAGTTCCCGAAACCCTATTTAATAAATCGGCTGACGCACCCAACAATGATGTTGGTTGTGTGATGGTGTAGTTTGGTTCCAAAATTGGAACCCTACCTGTTAAGATATTGAGGATATTTGCACCTCCGTTGACATTAAGGAAGTTTATTCTTCCTAATGTGTTTCGTCTTATTTCTCTTGCAGCATTGAATAAGAACTGTTCCTTGTAGAAACTGGCACTGATTTTTGCTAAGTAAGAGTCATTTGATAACAAACCATCCGAACCTTGGGGGTCGGGGTTCAAAATAAGTGATGATGCTCTATATGATGAAGCATTAAATGTATCAGGATATGGTTGGTTATTAGAACCTCTACCATGTCTGTTTTGTAAAATTTCTAATTGGGTGAAGAACAATCCTGAATCATATAACTGATTCTGTGTGTTTGTTCCACCAAATGGATTAAGTGGTAACCAAGCACCTTGAATACCAGGGAAACCTGTACGAGCAGCTCGTTGACTTTCGTTGATGATTGTTGCATCGGTGTAATCATACTCCCCCTCGTTTGAGTTTGTATTTTTAAGGGTGTTAACATCAGGTACCTGAATATATCCACCATCTCTACCATATTGGTTAAGAGGATATGCTTGGTTGGCAAAAGTTGGATTGTCAATTAACGCATCATTACTGTCCGTAGGAGCCATATCCCTAAGGATTGTCTCATAGTTAATCGGAGGGGTAATACTTGATGGCGACTTTTTGTATGGCACAAGGTTCCTAACAATAAGTTTCTTTCTAAAAACCTCGGAACTAGGAAAATCTAATGGACTTGGCATACTATTTTATTCTATAAATACAGATATCAAAATTTTATTTTCTTGATGGAAGTGGTTTCGTACCATTTTCATCTATTTCACCAAGAACTTTTACTAACGCATTTCTAAATTCAGGACTTTGAACATATTGTGTAAGTCTGGCAGTATCAACACCCACAGGTGCATCAATAACAAATCTTACTTGACCATTAATATTCACATCTTTTTGTTGGTTAGCCGATTGTTCTTTAGCAGCACTTTGTTTTGCCTTTTGAACTATCCCACTAGTCAAATTGTTATAAGACTGTTCTATAGAATCCCTAGGTTTTTCAATACCAAGTTGAGATACAAATTCTGTAAATCTTGCATAAACCCCACTTTCAAGTTGAGAGGACTTCTCATCCAATCTTTTTGTAACACCTTCAAGTGCCTTTGTGTCTCCTTGAGATGCTTTAACCAGCAAGTCTTGAAAATCATCACCAACAGCTTCAAAGAATTTTCTTGAGTCTTCACCACTACCTAAAACCCCTTTAGAATATAAGGCACTTGCAATGTCATCCCCAATTCTTTTAGTTGCTTCAGCACCTCTAATAATTGCTGATTGTCCACCAATAGCATATCCAATTTGGATTGGTAATGCCGCCAAATCTCTTTGTATCGTTTCCATCACACCAAGTTGAGACCTTTGTATTTCTTCAACTGTTTTTGGAGCACTTTCTTGAATTTCCCTTAATTTTTGGAATTCTTCTGATTGTAAGTCACTTAACCTTTTCGTTTGGTCCTTGCCTTCATCGTCTTTAATCTGAACAACATAGTCACCCTTAAAAGCTCCCGTACCCATCTTAGCCATGTTGGCAACCAACATTTTTTCTTCTTCAGTTGCATTAATACCAAGATTAATCTGACCAAGTCTTCTATCCATGTCAGCGGCAGATAGTGCGGTTTTTGTAAATTCAGCGGCGGTCATTCCCGCAGCTTCGGCTATTTCTTTAATTTGTCTTTGAGCTCCCGGCGCAATTTTAAATGATTGAGTCTTTTCGTCAAACATTGTAAATTGCTTGGTGAGATTAATTAAACTATCTTGAAGTCCTGCTGGGTCGTTAATTGATTTGTCCATCAACACAAACGGGTCAACTAAATCACCCGCCATAACACCCAATCTTTGGAACGCAGATGCCATTTCAATAGCACCTTGTGGATTCATAACACTGTCAGCGAATTTGGCGGTGGTTGCCATATCAAATCGTAACATAGATGCCTGTGCAGCCATTTTTGTCAATCCAACAACACCATCAGAAAAATTAAACCTATTCATGTATTCCATGCTATTAACAACGTCTTGCATGATTTTTCTTGAATTAAGTCCTAAACTTTGAACATATCCAATGGATTCGGCAACTGTTTCCCCAACTTGTGATATTTCATATCCCGCAGCTTGGAAATTCTCAACAAGTCTTGCTGGGTCTGCTTGTTGGCCAATAAGTTGTGCCGCGGCATAAATTTCAGTGATTGTGTCTGTAGTTTCAATTACATTTCTACGAGCACCTTCACTGATAGCAATAATTGTTGTATCAATATCATCAAGAGAAGCACCAACACGGACTAAACTTGATGCAGAATCACTAATAGCGTTTGAAAACTCAACAGCTCTTAATCTACTATCACCAAAAGACTTATTAATATTATTAATTCCCGTATAGATTTTATCTATGGTGTCTTTAAAGTTCAAGGTATCTTGATATGCCTTGAATACATCACCCATACTATTAAAATCATTCGGATTGTTGTCAGCCATGTTGAATTTCTAAATAAATAGATTCTTTTGTTATTTTTGAGATTTATCTTCAATCCATTTATTCAAAAGATACTTCCTAATAAAGATAGGCATTATTAAAAATTCTTGGTATGAAACACCAAGTAACGTCTTCAAATAATAAAATTCGTCTATTTGAGACTTTCTATAATCAGAAGAAAGGACGAAAAAATTCGACCCCAAACCCAACATTCACTGTGAGTTTTTCTCCTGACGGGGCCATAACAATTCTTTCCATATCCAATCTTGGTTCATTTTCATTCATAAATTTTTTAATGAATTTAGAGTCAGCGATTGGCATCTGTTCTACAAATTTTGTAATTTCACCCTTATCAGTACTTCCATTAATACTTTGAATTTCTTTTACTAATCTCATCGTAACTCTTGGAACAACCCTACCTTGTGGGTATGACTCAAATATTTTTCTAAGTTCTAAACCATCACCATAAGTAAGTGGTTTTAATTTAACTTGAACACCTGATACAGGTAAAGTCGCCGAAAATGTACCATCAGTATCAGGTTCAACCCCTTTATTGATGTTTAATTCATCCAACAAAACTTGTGTTTTGAATTCATTACCCGTTACAGGGTCTTTCAAAGACATTTCCATTTCAGGTCCGAAAGATGTATTTCTTAAAAAAATTAAAATTGCTTCAATATCACCCTCAAGTAACTCTTCAGGTTTCATACCTGGTTCATACAATTTATTTCTAAGAAGTTGCATGGTAACATCTTCACTTCTCCCCATCAAAATATTTTCATCTGCTGCGGTTAGGTATCCTACCTTGACAGAACTTTTTTTGTTTTTATAAAAAATACCTCTTGAAGGTAATTGAACCACGTCATGTGGCATTGAGAAATTTTCTTGTCCGTATTGTGATATATCTTCCATAATAAAAAAACCGTAGAGTTTGGTTCTACGGTTAAATATATTGATTTAAAAAAGTAAATAAATAGAAATTAGTAAATTAAAACACAACGGTCAGGTCTTAAACTACAAGAAATTGTTGCTAATCCATCTTGGGAATAGTTAAGTGTTTGGAAATCCACATTTGTTAGGAATGTTCCGTACAAAATCCATTTTTCAACAACAACACCTGTTGGGTCTAACATCTCAAGGTCAATATCTTTTTTATAACCCGCAGCGTAACCCATACGACCTGTCACCGATTCAGCATGTAAACGAACCCACTCCATAAGAGCTTGAGCCGCAGATGGACCAATTGGGTCACGGAAGGTAACCGGAATTTCATCCCAGTTAAATCTACCAGCAACAAATGTTGATGTATTCAAAAACTGAATCTCAGTTGAATTAATTTTGATTGATGGACGTTTTGTTGATTCAACAAACCATTCGTTAATACCTAACGAAGAAGGAAACCTTAGGATAAAGCGGTTTTGACGCTTCGGTTCGTAAGGTATGGGCATTTTCATTAATAAATCAGCCATGTTGTTTTAATTTCTTTAAATTTTTTATCTTTTATTATAAATACTACCTGTGTGAAAATTTTTCCCTTTACTTTGTTTTTGAAAAAACTATATCTTCACTAGGTCTAGTTCTAGTATTCTTTTTTAATTCCTCCTTTAGTAGAATATACCTTAATTGGTTCTTTGATTTTATCAAAATGTTTCTTCATTACATCTACATTCTTAATATCATCATCTGAAAAGCCAATTAAAGGCATTCTAGGAGAAAATTTATTGGCAATATCTTTTTTAAGTATTGCACTTTTTTGTAAAAGTGCCGCCATGGATTTCACATATCTTACAAAATCTTCCATAGCCGTTACTTTAAGTTCTTCAGGGTTTGCCGCGGAACCCTCACCGAAACTTACCGGATTATATTTGTTGAGTTCTAAGTAAGAACGAATTAATTCTTCATCCGTCATTTCTTCTTCACCCACAAAATCACGATATTTTTTTAAGTTTTTTAATAACTCTTTTTTATCAATACCCTCATAGTTGTTAATGATGTAATTGTATACACCCTCTTTGATGGTTTTTGGGTTGTGACCCCTCGCAGTGATTATCGCAAAAATGGAACCGTTATTGATTGCCTCTTTAAAATCATCCCAAGCCGGACCTGGTTTTGCCCTCATAGCATCTATCAAAAATTGTTTGTCACCCTCCACTTTAAAATTTCTAAATGGTTTTTCAGCATAACCTTTGATTGTTCTACCCATATAATCAAATGGTTCATTCCCAATTCTGTCTCTAAAAGTTGCAAAGTCTTCAGTTGACATTTCCACCTCGTCACCTGAAGTGTCTTCCAAAACTATCTTGGTTGGCATGTGAACGATGTTGTCATCCCAATCAAAGGCATAGTATTTTAAATCTGGTGCCTTACCTTCAAAACCTTCTTTAATTCTATTCATTATTTATAAACGGCTAAAAAGTGGGGCCGAAACCCCACTTTGTTTTTTATTAGATATTTTCAAACGAAGCTCCACTTGGAGTGATGAAGAATTCAATATCAATGAATTCAAGTGCTTTCGTAGGTTTTAAGTAAATTTTACCTGTTAATGTGTTTCTATCCAAATCTTCAGGTGAAGAACTTACTGTTACACGGAAGTCATAAAGACCTCTGTCTCTTCTGATTGCGTCAAGGATAGGGTTAACCGAATCCAAGAACTGTTGTCTTACGATTTCGTCATTTTGTTCAAACAACAATCTAACTGCCACCGCTGAAATCAATTTACGAGCTTGTAACAACAATCTTCTTACGTTCAATCTGTTAAGAGCCGAATCTTTAACTTGAAGAGTTTTGTTACCCCAAATTACGGTTCCAACATCAGAGAAGGTTGCGATTGGGTTAATACGACCTTGATACAAGGTGTCTCTATCTTCTTGTGTAAGTTTCAATCTTGCCTTAACTGAGTTAACAAGACCTCTTGTGTAACCCGCCGATGCGAACCATGGGAATGAAATGTTGTCAGTCAACGCTAAGTTTCTACAAACTTGACCTGTTGGTGGTAAGTATATTTGAGTGTTGTTAACAGTATCTCTTTCCAAAATCCATGGGTAGTAAGTTGCTGTGTATGATGAATCAATACCTGTATCATCCAAATTGTCAACCGATTCTTGTGGGTAGATAATTTCGTATTGAGAACCACCGTCTGAAGTGTACATGTTGTAGTCAGGAGTTGTCACGATGTAAACCGAGTCAGCTCTTTCATTTTCAACCATACCAATTGCAGTTTCACACAAGTTAGAGTTGTTAACGTAATCAATACTTGAAGTTGCAAATACGTTGATGTTTGTTGATTCAGGGTTATTGAATGACAAGATACCAAGTAAGTAAGCGTAGTAGTCGGTGTTTGCAAAATCTTGTGTATTGTTCGCCACAACGATTCTCTTGAACGTACCGTCACCAGATGCTGTCGGATATCTTTGAGTAGGTGTAGAACCTTGTAAGTATCCTGATGCACCCAACATAAATCTGTCTTGGTTTGTTCTAAACTCTCTGTAGATATCCCATCCGTCAAATCCACCTTGGAAGCAGAATGTATATTTTCTTGAGTATAAGAAGTAATATGGATTATCTTGAGTTGTTGGTTCACCATCAAAACTTGCAATACCACAAACAAACGCTGGTGTACCACTTGTTACTTCAAAGTTACTAATAGTAACAACAGTCGCTCCTGAGTCCATGTGGAAACCTTGAGTTTGGTAGTTCCATGGTGCTGATTCAGTTGCAGTATCCCAACCTACTACAGGGTTTTGTTTACCTTTGTATTGTAATAAGTCAGAGTCAACCCCAAATTGTGAAGACATACCAAGGTAAGTTCTTCTTACAACGTCACCACTTGAAGACACGATGTTTGCTCCACCGTATGTACTTCCAAATGGGGGGTCAAAGATTGTTTCACCTGGGAAGAAGTACTTGTTTTTGATTACAGGGAATGGTGAAGGGTTTGATACACTATCGTAAACTCTTTCTTCAAATCCACGGAAACCACAAGGTAATGCGTCTATTGGTGCTTCATCAGAAAGTTCAATCATGATGTAAGCAGATACTAACGGAAACTCACCATTAGCAGAACCAATCTTTTTAGCAACAAAACTGTTAGAACCTGGGTCCATAGTACAGTTTGTGTATTTTTCATAAACAACAGGATTTGCATCTGTGTCAAAGAAATCTCTAACTAAAACATCAAAAGTTTGATTTGAGAATGAAATGTTAGCGATTGAAATTTTAACTTCTGTGTTTGCAGAACCACCATCTGAAATTGATGCAAATCTAAATAAGTTATAAACCTTGTTACCTCTTAACTCAGATACAACAAATGGAGTCTTTGGTGTTTGATATTGGTCCAAGAACCAAGCAATAGAAGTTGTTGAATTTTTAT